CCAGAAGTACCAGTAGCAAATGCCATGTCAAAAGTTGTGCCAAAGTTATTACTATCTACGACATCAATGTAGCCAATAACACCTGCCGCACTGGCGTCACGCGTCTCCCATTCAATCTTACCCATAGACAAGCCAAGTGTGCTTGTTGTCTGTGGGTTAGTTAGACGAAATACTGGTGTATCTGCTTCTAAATGCAACTCAGTATCAGGCGAACTCGTACCAATTCCAACCCGACCGCTGCTGTCTATGCGGAGTCGTTCTGTGTTATTAGTAGCCATAATAAGATTACCGGCACCGACAACATTTAGCTTACCAGAAGGTGAGGTTGCACTTGCGTGGCCTATCGTAAATTTATCACCTCCTCCGCTATCAAGCTCAATGCCGCCAATAATAGAAGAGTAATCGCCTTTGATTGATGTTCTAAAGCCAGCGGTCGGCGAACTCGTCCCAATCCCAACATTAGAGCCATCAACTGTAACTGCATCTGCAAGTTGAGCTAATTCGTTTTGTTTACTCATTATGTTTGCTCCAGTACGCTCACAATCACATCACAACTTGATGCTGTGTCACTTGTTACAATTACAGTGTCAGTCGCCTCTAAGATGATCTTACCGTCTAAGACTGATAGGGCTGAACCTGCTGGAAGTGGTACACCTTTAACGAGGTAAACACCTGCCGCTTGGACATCTACTTTAATCTGTGATGCTGTTCTGTTAGCTAGGTTACAACCGATCATCACTGATGTAGTTGAACTTGGTACTGTATATGTAGTTGTAGCACCCGTACCAACCGATGCGCTTGTATAATTTTTGAATGTATTTGCCATTGTTTATTATCCTAGAGCTATTGAAAGAGCAAGAGCATTAGACTCTGCAGTTGCTAGAAGAGTAGCTTTACTATCTCCATCTAATGTTGCAGCGTCTACGTTTAAGTTATTTACAAAGGTTTGGGTTACTCTTGCATCGATTGCTGTATTAGCCCTTGCATCAGTATAATACAGATTAGTGTTTTCTGTCAAGTCAGAAGTTGTTTTATTTCCAAATGCTGTGTTAAACCTAGCATCAGTATAATAAAGGTTAGTACCCTCAGATAAGTTAGTGGTACTTTTAGTTGCAAGCCTTGTGTCAAAGTCTGTATTTGCACGTGCACTTGTGTAGTACAGATTAGTACCTTCTGATAAGTTAGTCGTACTCTTACCACTAAAGGCTGTATCAAATCTAGCACTTGTATAGTATAAGTTACTACCTTCAGCTAGATCATCTGTATCGTGATTACTTAGAGAAGATACAGTACCAGTAACATCACCTGTAATGTCACCTACAAAGTTAGTAGATGCAGTCACTGTAGTACCTGTAATAGCCGCTGGAGTTGATCCGCCTATGACTGCATTGTCTACTGTACCACCAATTACTGTTGCAGTATTTACTGCTGGAGATGTAAGTGTTTTATTTGTTAATGTCTGTGTACCTGTAAGTGTAGCTACAGTTGAGTCTATGTTAACTGTAACATCACCTATTGTACCACCACCAGTAAGACCTGTACCTGCAACTACCGATGTAATGTCACCGATGGGTACAGTAGCTATCTGTGTATCTACATAAGCTTTAACTGACTGCTGTGTAGGTACAAGTGTAGCTGAGTTGGATGTCATATCATCTTCATCAGCAAATGCTGTTACACTTATAGTACCATCAGACAGTGTACCAAAGTCTAAGGTATTTACAGTGACAGCATTGATTGTACCACCTTCAACTTTATCACCTGATATTTGATTGTCTGCTAGTGTTAGTGTACCTGCAGACACGTTAAGTGTTTTACCTGAGCCTACTGTAATGTCTGATGTAGCGATAGTAGCACCGTCTATAGTACCACCATTTATGTCTGCTGTATCAGCTACTAAGCTATCTATATTAGCTGTACCATCAAGGTAAAGGTTACGCCACTCTTTAGTTGCTGAACCTAAGTCATATGTACCGTCTATATTAGGTATAACATGAGAGTCTACTTCAGCACCTAGTGTGATACTATCAGTATCTGCATCACCTAATGTAATGTCTCCACCTAGTGTGATGTTACCATCTACAGATAAGTTACCTGAGAAGTAACCGTCTTTAAACTTAATAGAGTTAGTACCTAAGTCAACATCATTATTAGTTACAGGAACTATCACACCATCTTGAAAGCGTAACTGCTCAACTGAACTAGAGCCTACATCAACAAAGACTCCTACTCTATTATCCGTATCGTTTACTACAACTTTGTTTAGGGGTGCAGTAACACCAGGATCACCAATCAAACCAATGACAGGACCTTCAGCTGCTGTACCATCATGCTTGTGACCAGTAGTATTTACAAACGCAGCTAATAACTGATTGTATTCATCATTAGAATCTGACGCATTAATAATATCGCCATCGGTGTATGTGGACTGTCTTGTATAACCTGCCATTTAATCTTTCTCCTATCGACGCGCTGATACGTCAAACTCTAGCTGAAACCCTTTTAGTGAGTAAGGTTCAGAAACTCCATTGTCAACAACCCTTAGTGCTACAGCAAACCCACTACCTTCTACAGCTTGCCTAACAAGAGGGTTAGTTTGACCACCATAAGTAGCAGTGCCGTAAGCTGATGTACCGTATAATGCTACAACTGTACTACTATCAAAAGGATATGCCGCTGGTCTAGGTATGTTAGGGTCTTCATAGTCATACCTTAAAAACAAATCAGAGTTTACGTTACCTGTAGGTGCATAGTTAATAATAACACGTTGAAAGTTCTTCCTTATACCAGCATCACCCATAGTTAAGTCAGGTGATCTATAACGACCTATGATAGTCTCTCCATCAAAAGTACTACCCTGTTCTTGTCTGTATACATAGCCATCAAAGCCACCATGTAATACGTATATAGAACCCTGCTCGTTTAAAGAGTCAGTACAGGAAGGTTGTATACCTAGTAGTTCACTGTATGTGTAACCTTCTGCACCTCTGTAGGCTATAACACCTTTAGTTGCGGCTCTATTTCTTGCGCTGTTATTTACAAAGAATATACGGTACTGTGTTTTATCTGGCACTACTACCGCTTCAAACTCATCTACGTCTGTATATACGGAGAATAACTCATGTACAGGAGCAGATATAGTACCTAGTTCAACGTCACCAATCTTCTCTGTACCAGCAACAGTACGTAATCCATCACGACTTAGAAAGATTATGTCACCAGCAAATTCTTTTATTGTCGATCCATTAATACAACCAACGTTACGAGATACAGGCTGTAGCTGAAAGTCAGATATTGTATTGCCAACAAGTCTAAAGATACGCTCTTCACAGAAGATGATTAGTGTATCACGGAAAGGAAAGATACCTGTAATAGTATCATCTACTCTTATAGAACCAGCGCCGTTAGCTACACTAAAATCATTATCGGTGTAGGGTGCTGTAAATACCATCTCCTGTGGTGTAGCTGACATACCTGCAAAGAACATAGTATTCTTAAACGATGTAACATACTTAGGGTTAGCAGGTGCTCCTGTACCACTAATATCTGTTAGTGTAGTACCATCATACTTTGTTGCGTTGTTAGAACCGTCTGCCCATATAATATGAGGAGTATTATTAAAGTTATATCTAAAGAAAGTATATTTGTTTGCATTTGTTCTACCAGTATCTATCTCTGACCAAGCACCACTACCACTTGCTGCTTCATATATTTTCTCACCTCTTGCAGCTATAACTTTATTGTTACCTGCAAAGTAAGCTGACATAAGTACTGGCTCAGTAGCAGAAGCAGTTTGAGGAACTATATTGTCATTCCATTTGTTATAACCATTTATACGTCTATAACCACCAGTAATATCAGCTTCAAAGTTTTGTAACTCTAAGGCCATTCCAGATTCCATAGTAAAAGTAGAACGGTCTAGTACTAAACCACCTTTACACGGAAATACAAACGGATTAATTCCTGATTGATCTGCCATTACTTAACCTAGTATATTACTGTTGAATAGATATAGTCTGTTCTATTACCAAGTAAGCTTCTCATATGTTTAATACCATCTTCAAATCTTTGAAAGTTTAGCTGGTGTTGTTGTGTTTCACCACGGTATTGATAGCCATATGCAGTTGCACCATCTACAATAACTGCTCTATACTGCTCAGGTATTAAGGGTACATCACCTGCATCTGATAATGTAGTTCCATAGCCATAATATTCATAACGTAATGAGTATGCTTTGTTAGGGTATGGGTATAAACCATACTTGTTGTCAGGTGTTCTAAATACATAACGAGGTACTGAACCTACATCGCTAGTATCCTCCTGGTCTATATACCTACTTAGATAGTCTTTGTAATCTAGTAACTCTAGTTTGCCTCCAGATACACCTAAGCTAACATCTTTAACCAAACGAAATGTATCATAGTCAACATGCTTAGAAGTTGTAGGTGGTGTATATCTTGTAGTACCAGCA